CCTTTTCTATTTCTAAAAATAAAAGCTTCTCTACTTTGAGGTATACCATATTGCGATATTATATCACCTGTCATTAACCTAACTCCCTTTCTTCACTATCTCTATAATGATAATAGCTTTCTTTAAAATAAACATTAGTTATATTTGGTCTTTTACCTTCTTTATATCCTTCGGAGTCATACCAAACAGAACCGCATGATTTATTTAATAGTTCATCGACTTTTTCTCTTACTAATTCTCTTTGCTCTTCAGTATTACATTTTATAATAATGTCATAAGTACATTCGTCAGTTTTATTATCCGTCATTTTTATTTCTCCTGTTCTTATTATCAACAATCTTGGTTGATTCCCAAACCAAAAAACCCAGTATAAAAAATAAACTAAGACCAAGTAGTAGTTGTATTAATTCATACATGTTAATCCCTCAAATATTTATCAAGACCTTTGACTATTCTAATCAAAGCATCTTTTAGTTCATCTACATCTTGGGCTTCTCTAATATTCCTAACCCAATTAGCATTATAATATTCAGTAGATTCGTTTTCCCAATCTTCTGAAAGCTCGACATATAAGTCATCATGAATACCGTTCAAGATTTGTTTAAACAAACCGTTAATTTCTACACGCATAATTATACCTCATCAATAATATCATTTAGTTCTTTTTGAATTACTTGAAGATAGTCGAGGTCAATAGCTAAACTAGCTATGTAACCCCAATTAACTTCTTCTCTCTCTAATTCCTTATCGATATGCCATGTATGCATATCATACATTTTATCGTCAAGGTCATGTAAAGCTCCACGTTTAAACTCAATAAGCTTAAGTCTAATTTCATCTTTAGTCATTTAGTTTCTCCTAACCAACTTGATAATGCTTCTAATTTCTCTATTCTTTCTATCAGAGTAAGAGTATCTATACGGTCAGATAGGCTAACAAGATTATTAGAAAGTCTTTCTAGTCTAGTCTCAAAAGGTTCTATCCTAGCTACTAAGTCTTCGTCTTCAATATCACTAAGTCTTGCTCGAGCATCTTCAATGTCAGCTTCCATGTCATCAAAGTTATAGTTGTATAACTTATCTTCAACTTCACCGCTAACTAGCTGTTCTATCTCATACTCAGTCTCGGATAGAACATCTCTTTTAATATTCTCTTCAACATTATCAAGTTGATTAGCTACTTTTTCTTCTACTCTCTCAATAGATTGTAAAAGCTCAGAATGCATTGTATCAATGCCAAGAAACTTTAATAAAAAGTTTTTCATAATTACCCTCCTACAGGTTTAGTTAAATGCTAGTTCTATTTTGAATGTCTAAACTAGCAAGAGACATACAAGTATTCAAGGTCAGGATGTTGGTTGCTCAACCCAGTCTTGGAAAACAACACAAATTCTTCCTTCTCATACTAGTGTTAAATTATGACTAGGGTATTTACAAGGAGACAATATGAAATATATTGATTGTGGTCTCCTGAGTTACCCTAGTCATAAACTAATTGGGTAGTCACGTGGTGGTTTAGTTCTCATTCGTGTTTTATCCTTAACCTTACTTCGTCACCCTGTATAAAACAGTTCAGACTTCTAGGATTTTACAAAGGCTCACTCCTACCCAAACTAATACAAGGACTACTCTATATCGAATGTGAAATTAATTAATATAAAGCGAATAGTCCTCGTAACTTATACTTTGATGAAGCTGGCGATAGCCTGTCCTAAAGCTTCGATTATAGTAGGGGTATCAAAACCCTCTGCTTTGTAATCGAAGTTAGTAAAGGCAATCTCCATAGCTTCTGTTACTATAGCATCAAATTGTCTCTCATTTAACTTGCTTGAGATGACAACCATCTGAGCCAATTCTTCACCAAATAATTCTTTATGTGTTTCTATCATTAGTTACTCCTAAAACTGTTCCATCAGTAATTGCTCTACTAAACCATCATCTTTTTTAGATAATGCTTCTCTAACATTTTCGTTTTCTAAGGCAATGCCTACATCTATTAAATGCTCACCGCATAATGCCATAAATTGATATCTTGTCATAGTTACACCTTGTTAAGATTAGTTAAAGTAAAGACACCATCTTCAATAAGCTCTAAAACTTTCTTCTTGTTGAGGTCATAACCCCATTGTCTCAAGAAGTTATAAAGATGTCTCATAGTAGTTACTGAATAATCCCAATAATACCCATCAAGATATACTCTACTATCACTATTCCTTACCATAGCAATTATAGAATCATAGCTTTGAAACATAGTAGAATTATCTGTATCTACTATTTCAAATTGATTAGGCACTTTATTGCCATTCGTATTAGTAATATTTCGTACTTTTATCATAGTTTACCTCCTGTTTGCTCTACGATATGTTTTATATTGCTGAATTAAAAACCCTTTAAAATCAGCAACATAATCTGTAAAACTCTTTTGAGTTTTTAGTTCATTGTATCTGCTCTTTTCATCACAGTATGTCGCATAAGACTTCATAATAAAAACATCAATCTGTCTCATCAGACACCCTATCGTCTTGTTTGATAGTTAAACCTTTTGATTCAATAGCAGTATGACCATACAAAAAGTCAGCTATTAACATAGTCTGTCTTTCAGTGGGGGTAAAGTGTTGGTTCAAGAAATACTCTTTAAGTAAGTCTTGGTCTTTGATTCTTCTCATGCTGATAACTCCTTTAACATGTCAAGCATATCATCATCTGCAGTCATAAAGCTATTATTGATAAGCCATCTTTTTAATTCACGATAATCTTCCCATGCTTGTTTATCATAATCAATAACATCTTCACTATCCCAAAAATCAAATTGGTCTCTATGAAAAGCTATTAAGCCTTTCAAAAGTTTTAGTTGTTGTGCTGTCATCATTATATTACCTCCAATTGCACTACGTTAAAGCTGTCTTTACCTTCGTAATCTACCCAATCTTTAACGAAAGCTTCCCAGTCTAAAAAGCTTTCAGTTGTTTCATAGTTGAAGTTGTCAGTAACTCCTTCACAACCATTAGATAGAGCATAAATAATATCTGAAGCTTCTTGTAATTTACCATAACAAATAACTTCATGTCCTTTATAAGTAACTATTGTTTTCATATAAGCCCTCTTTCAATACAATAATCTATAGCTTCATCTAACCCTTTCATTGTAGGGTTAGCTTGTAATAACGATTCTAAAAAATCTGCTAATTTATTATCTTCCATTAAGTCCTCCTTACCATTCAAGGTATGCCATTAATGTTCCACAATCATAAGGTTCACAGTACCAACCATGCTCTTTCATAAACTTATCGAACACAGGATTAACACCACCGGTGTTACCCCAAGATTCTCGGTAAAAATCAAACATAGCATCTTCACCATCAAATTCTGTGGGTATTACATCCCAATCTTCGCTACCATGAAACCAAATACCTTTTATTGTTTCATCATCATAGAACTGAGCTAAAGGAACAGCTCTAGCATTTGGATAAGCTTTATTAACTAGCTCAATCATTTTGTTAACGGTCTTAATTTTTCTCATATTAAATCTCCTTTTAAAATTTAGTCGGTTTGTCTGCCGATTCCCAAACACTTTGCCACAGCTCGGTGTCGAGGTCAAGACATAACAATATAGTAATATTACCTGACTTTTCTTATTAAGTATTTAGTATATTCAAAGTCTTGTTTACTACCTATTAAAGCAACAATCCTACTGCCTTTTCTAAATAGTTTATACAAGTCACCTTTGGAAGAATAATCTTCAAAGTATTTATAGCCATCAACCCTAAGCTGATGTAAAGCTGAATCATAAGTATTAAACTTATGTAATGATAGTTTCATAAAATTCTCCTTAGAATTGGAAGCCCAAATTCTGTAAACATTTTGGCACAGCTAAGCCGAGGAGTCAAGCTATAATTAATATAGTTATATGGTAAGAAAACTGACACATAGTTTGATTTATGTCTAAAAAAATGTTAAAATCTTATTAAGTTTTAAAGTTAATTTAAGATAAATAATAATCGCCATCAACACTTCGCCTTTGCCTTTCCCCTCTTTAATAATTTATAATTAAATAATATGATATCATATAATATTATATAATATTTCGGTGGGTTTTTTAGTGTTAGACTATCCACCTGTGTCACTCTAAAGTATAGGGACCTCTTTGGAACAAAGAGACCTTTTATCGAGCCGAGTGAAACGAGGCGAGGAAATTTTTAGAGACATAAAAAACCCCGAAATTAATCGGGGTGAGAGATGGTCACCTTGAAAGGTTAACCGATATACTTCTCCATCTCTGCTTTGTAGAAAGCTGGTAGTTTGTTCTGCTTTCCTAGAACATATGCTTTTTCAATGGTAAATCTATTAGTCTTTTTCTTAGACTTAGTTAAATTCCAAAGAGTAGCTTTTAAGTTATGCCAACCTGTCCATTCTTTAGGTGTTCTTTCTTTGAAAGTATTACCACCGTTAAACTTGGAAGCAAGGTATTTACAAGTTGCATAACTTGCTGATGCTTGTCGTTCTTCTGAACTCAAAGTATTATAGTATGAATCAAAATCAAAAGATTTACCCATGTTGCACCTCACTCATATATTGAGAACGAAGAACTTCGTACTCTTCGCATAGCCTAGTAGAGGCTATTGAGTTGTTAGAATAAATACCTTCTATACATTCGAATGGAATGTTAGACATAAATTGCACAGCAGAGGCTATGCTCTCGAAAGACGAACAAAGACCATTGGTCTCATGTATGTCAATTACTACATTTTTCATATTTTCTCCTTTTAAAAATATAAACATATTTTATATCACATTTTATTATATTGCAATGTTTATGACATAGAGGTATTGAGAGTATGTGGCTTTTGGAAACGTAGTGGTTTTGTCAAGTTGGAGACTTGTACTATCTTGCAAAAGCCAAAAGCCACAGTAACATTCTTTATGTTTATATTTTTAAAAGGGAACTTTTGTTGTAGTAATTGACTTACAAAAGAATAAGGTTGTTCGTCTTCGAGGAATACTCAAAGCACCAGAGATTTTAGAAAGATTGTTTAACCAGAGCTTGTTAGCTTTAGAGTTTATTGAGTAACATTACGACACATGTATGTTCATAGACTTTATAAACCAGTTAGCTTATATCTGAGCCAACAAGCCGATTAAGTTTCCTGAGTTTCTAAAATCTAAGCTAGGGGGACACAGGTGACCACCCCACCCACCGTGTATATATATGTAATGGTCGCACATAAATACCTAAAAGCACTGTAAACCAGCCGGACAATAAAGTCTATTAAATATATTAAAGGAGTATTTAATTTCTTGACTCTTTATGGGTTTGTTAGGTCTCTAAAGACTATATAGGGTTGGTGGTTAACTAGGTATTCAACCGACCCAACCAGTAACCCTCATTATATAGTTGAGATTTACATTTGTCAAGCTTTTTCTTGACAATGATTAAATCTATCCCTATAATAAAAACCATGAGTATTCTTCCGGCTGAGAAAAAGAATAGACAGTTAACTGAAAAACAACAAAAGTTTTTAGATGCTTTGGTTGTTCATAATGGTAACCCTAAGGTTGCTGCTGAAGTTGCTGGTTATTCTGGTAATTATTATCAAGTATTAAAGTCTTTGAAAGATGAAGTTATTAATTTAGCTGAGGATGTGTTAGTACAACATGCTCCTCGTGCTGCTTTTAAGTTAGTTGAAGTTATGGAATCAGATAAACCTATAGCTCAAGCTAATAATAAACTTCAAGCTGCTCAGACTTTATTAGATAGAGTTGGAATTGCTAAGACTGATACTTTAAATGTTAATCATCAGGCTAGTAATGGTATTTTTATTATGCCTGATAAAAAAGAAATTATCGTAGAAGCAACTAAATATGAAGATATTCCTGACTGAAGTAGATAATATTGTTGAAGATAAAAGATTTATAGGTCCTTATATTAAGGCTGAGTCTTTTGAAGAAGCAGAAAAGATTGCTTATGAACATGAATTAATCTTAGTAGGAGAGATTCATGAGTTGTTATTAGAGGAAGAAGTACAAAGAAAGGTCATACATTAATGAGTAAGAAAGATTCTAGACTAGCACGAGCAGGAGTTTCAGGTTACAATAAACCTAAACGAACTCCAAGTCATCCTAAGAAGTCACATATTGTGGTAGCTAAGGAAGGCAGTAAAGTAAAAACAATTCGTTTTGGTCAGAAAGGAGCTAAGACCGCAGGTAAACCCAAGCCCGGTGAATCGGCTCGTATGAAAGCTAAAAGAAAATCTTTTAAAGCTAGACATGCCAAGAATATTAAAAGGGGTAAAATGTCAGCAGCTTATTGGGCTGACAAAGTTAAATGGTAGGAGAACACATATGTGGGAATTAGTAATAATATTAGTAGTAGTCGTAGCTCTTGGAGTTATAGCTTTAAAACCAGAAGTGGTACAAAAAGCTAAAGACTGGGTATTAACAAAAATTAAAAAGTAAGATGCCTCAATTAGGTGATAACGATAGACCCTTGACTATGAAGTCAGGTACAATGTCAGGTAAAGGTTCTAAACCTAGACCCGGTGTTTATACTGATAAGTACAGGGATGAATTTGATAGGATATTTAAACATGCCAAAGAAAACAGTAAAGAAAAAAAGTAAGTCTCGAGTCAACCAAGCTGGTAATTATACCCAGCCCGGTATGCGTAAGAGGCTATTCGAGAAGATAAAGGCTGGTTCTAAGGGAGGTAAACCCGGTCAATGGTCTGCTCGAAAAGCCCAGCTTTTAGCAAAAGAATACAAAGCCAAAGGCGGTGGCTATAAATAATGGCATTAAAAAAATCGCAAAAGAGTTTAAAACGTTGGTCCAAACAAAAGTGGACTACAGCTAGTGGTAAGAAGTCTTCTGAAACAGGAGAAGTCTATGCACCTAAAGCTACTATAAAAAAATTAAAGTCAACTGCTGCTGGTCGTAGGAAACTAGCCGCAGCAAATAAAAAGAAAAAAGCAGCAACTGCTAAAGGTAAACAACATGCTCGTCATGGTTTACATAAAGGCAAGAAGCGATGATGTTACCAGACGGTTATATTAGAAGAAAAACTTCAACTATTCCTTTTGGTTATGAGTTGTCAGATATTAAAGGTTATCTTAAACCGATTGAATCTGAGTTAAAAAACTTACAAGAAGTTTCTGATATGGTTGCTAAAGAACAAATAAGTTTAGGAGTAGCTGTTGATTGGCTCGAAGAAACTACAGAACGTAGGATTTCTAAAATGGGTTTAAAAAAACATATAGATAAACTCTATGGCACAAGACAAGAAAGATTGGGAAGTTAATCCTCAGAATTACTTGACAAATCCTGATGGTAGCTTTATAATAAAGAAGGATGGTACTCCACGTAAAAAAAGTGGTAGACCACAAGGAGCAGGTAATAAAACACCTGACTCTTTAACGTTACAAAAGAAATTAACTAAAAAGTTAAAAACAAAAAAAGCTAACGTTCAAAAATTAAAAAAGAAATTAACAAGGGCAGAGAAGTCCTTAACAGAACAAAAAAAGATATTAACTGAAAATGTTCTGACAGAATCAGAAGCTAGTAAGCTACCTGATATTGTTCAAGAGCATTTAGATAAGACAGGTTCTCATGTGGCTTTTATGCCTAACGAAGGACCACAAACAGATTTTTTAGCTGCACCTGAAAAGGATGTCCTTTATGGGGGAGCAGCTGGTGGTGGTAAAAGTTTTGCTATGCTGATTGACCCACTGCGGTATTGTCATAAGAAAGCACATAGAGCTTTAATTCTTAGACGAACAATGCCAGAGCTTCGAGAGCTGATAGATAAATCCCGAGAGATATATCCTCAAGCTTTCAAAGGAGCTAAGTTCAAGGAAGTAGAAAAAGTTTGGTATTTTCCAAGCGGAGCTAAAGTAGAGTTTGGCTTCTTAGAAAAAGAAGCAGATGTTTATAGATATCAAGGTCAAGCTTATAGTTGGATAGGATTTGATGAGATTACTCATTTACCTACCGAGTTTGGTTGGAACTATTTAGCATCTCGTTTAAGAACAACAGACCCTAGTATAGAAACGTATTTGAGATGTACAGCTAACCCGGGAGGCACAGGTGCTAACTGGGTAAAAAAACGTTATGTTGAAAAAGCTGAACATAATACTACTTTTGTTGGTGGTGATGGTTTAACTAGAAAGTTTATTCCAGCTAAATTATCAGACAACCCTTTCCTTGCTGAAGACGGTAAGTACGAACAAATGTTGATGTCCTTACCGGCAACGCAAAGAAAGCAACTACTTGAAGGAAACTGGGATGTCGCAGAAGGTGCAGCCTTTACTGAATTTGATATTGATTTACATGTTGTACCACCATTTGAAATACCAGCTTGGTGGGAAAGAGTAAAAGCAATTGACTATGGCTACTCTTCCGAATCATGTTGCTTATGGGGAGTTGTTGACCCTGATGACAAAACACTACTAATTTATAGAGAATTGTATCAGAAAGGTTTAACAGGGGAAGCACTTTCGCAACGTATTCATGAGATGGAAGAATATGAGCCACGTTCAATACCGGGAGTACTAGATACTTCCGCATGGGCGAAAACAGGTTATACTGGTCCTACTATTGGTGAAATGTTAATAAAAGCAGGACATAAGCTCAGAAGAGCTGATAAAAATAGAGTTGCTGGAAAAGTACAAATACATGAGTATTTAAAAACTACCCCTTCAGGCAGACCTAGGTTGCAGATTTTTAATAACTGTGTAAACTTAGTTAGAGAGCTACAGAGTTTACCTTTATCAAAAAGTAATCCTGAGGATGTAGATACTCACGCATCAGACCATGCGTATGATGCTTTAAGGTATATGATTATGAGCAGACCAAAACTTGATAACCCATTTCAAAGAATGGCAAGAATAAAAAGCTCACATCAGTTTGACCCAGCAGACTCAACATTTGGATATTAATGGCAGAAGATACAACAAATAATACTTTTTTAAACGCAGACTACATGTATGAAGACGTAGAAGGAGAAGCCGGAAAAAAGCTTAACCTTATTGAAGACCAAAAACTTAATCTAGTAGGACTTATTCAAAGTCGTTTTGGTGTGGCAGAAGATGCTAGAGACTCTGATGAAAGACGTTGGTTAGAAGCTTACGAAAACTATAGAGGTCTTTATGGTAAACGTGTTAAGTTTAGAGAATCAGAAAAGTCTCGTATCTTTATTAAAATTACCAAGACTAAAGTCTTAGCAGCTTTTGGTCAATTAGTCGATGTTTTATTTGGCACAGGTAAATTTCCAATTGGTATTAGTGAAACAAAAGTACCAGAAGGCGAAAAAGAAGATGCTCATTTAGATTTTCAAAATCCTCAACCGGGCATTGAAATGTCTCAACCAGCTCCAGATGAGATTGGTAACTTAATAGGTGGACCTTTTGATTTAGGCTACGAAGGCGATGGTAAAGTTTTAAAACCCGGAGCTACTTTTGGTGATGGGATGTTTAATGAAACTGAAACATCATTAGAAGATAAAGCAGAACAATTAGGTATTTTACAAGAAGGTTTAAGTCCAGACCCACAAAAACCAGAAATATCTCCAGCTCAAAAAGCTGCGAGAAGAATGGAAAAATTAATCCATGACCAAATAGATGAATCTAATGGTTCAGCTGAAATGAGAAGTGCTTTACTTGAAGCAGCTCTTTTAGGTACTGGTATTATTAAAGGTCCTTTTAATTTTAATAAAACTTTAAATAACTGGACTATGAATGATATGGGAGAACGAGAATATTCTCCTGTACAAGTTAGAGTACCTAGAATAGAATTTGTTAGTTGTTGGGATTTTTACCCAGACCCCGGTGCTACTAATATTAATGAATGCGAGTATGTTATTCACAGACATCGCATGAATACTTCTCAGTTAAGAAACTTAAAGAATATGCCTTATTTTGATAAGGAAAGTATTAGAGAAGTTATTCAAGATGGACCTAATTACATCGAAAAAGATTTTGAAAATCAAATTAAAGATGATTATAGTCCAGAAGAAGAGTATTCTAATGCTTTTGAAGTTATAGAATACTGGGGTATTATGGATGCTCAGTATGCTAGAGAAGTAGGTATTGAGTTAGAAGAAGACGTTGATGACTTAGATGAGGTACAAATCAATGCATGGGTTTGTGGTAACAAGTTATTAAGAGCTGTAATAAATCCATTTACTCCATACAGAATACCTTATCATGCTTTCCCTTATGAAAGAAACCCATATAATTTTTATGGTGTCGGAGTAGCTGAGAACATGAATGATTCTCAACAAATTATGAATGGTCATGCTCGAATGGCTATTGATAACTTAGCTTTATCTGGTTCATTAGTATTTGATATTGACGAGTCAGCTTTAGTAGCCGGACAAAACATGGACATTTATCCCGGTAAGATATTTAGAAGACAAGCAGGTATGCCGGGACAAGCAATATATGGTTTAAAGTTTCCAAACACTGCACCTGAAAACATGATGATGTTTGATAGGTTTAGACAACTTGCTGACGAACAAACAGGTATACCTTCATATTCACATGGACAAACAGGTGTACAAAGCATGACCAGAACAGCTTCGGGTATGTCAATGTTACTAGGAGCAGCTACATTAAACATCAAAACAGTCGTTAAAAACTTAGACGACTTTTTATTAAAACCTTTAGGCGAAGCATACTTCGCATGGAACATGCAGTTCTTTGAAGGTGGCTTAGATGTAAAAGGTGATTTAGAAGTTAAAGCAACAGGTACTAATAGCTTGATGCAGAAAGAAGTTAGAAGTCAAAGACTTACTATGTTCTTACAAACTGCACAAAGTCCAGCTATTGCTCCTTTTGTTAAGATTTCTAAATTGGTTAGTGAACTTGCCTATAGCTTGGATTTAGACCCAGATGAAATTCTGAACGACCCTGAAGAAGCAGCTATGATGGCACAAATAATAGGAATGCAAAATGTTAGACAAGAACTTAGCGAAGAAGCTCAATCTGCTGGTGAACAATCTGGAAGTATGGGAGTCCCTCAAGGAACACCTCAACAACCAACGCAACTTGGACCTACAGGCACTGGTGGTGGCAACATCGGAATTGGAAATGTACCGGTTGCAGGGGAAGATTCGTTTAGTGGGACAATTGGAGCAGCTCAGGGACCAAGTGCAGGAAGCCCTGAATAGAACAGAGGAGAGTTAAATGGCTTTATTAGGAAAACAAAAAGATTTAGATAAGAACAAAGATGGTGAAATTTCAGGTGAAGATTTTGCTATGTTAAGAGAACAAAGAATGAGTGGTGGTTTACTCGATGATGACATGGGTAGACTTGCTTTAGCTGAAGGACCTAAAGATGATGGTAATTTACGAACCATGCGTATGCAGCAAAAAGCTATGCAGATGATACAAAAAAGTACTTTAGATGATGTTGCATACGACCAAATGATAATAGATATGGAAGAAAATAAAGATATTTCTGCATTTAGAAAACCTCATAGTGGTTTTGATATGTTTCTTCAAAATCAAGATTCTAAAGATATGTTTTTAAATTTATTAAAAAATAGAGACAAAATATTAGAAAGAGAACCAATGATTTTAGGTGGCTTAGCAAAAGCAGCTGCTAAGCAAATATCAAAATTATTTAAACCAAAAAGAGATACTAAAAAATATTGGGATGGTTTAAGAAAAGATTATTTAGAATTGACTGAAGATGAAAAATCTTCTTTATCTAAAAAATTTTATGAAAGTATGGAAGAAAATTCAAAAGTTAAATTATCAGACAAAGAATTTGATATGTTAATGTGGAATGAAGTAGGTGATGGCTCAACTGATTACAAACCATTTTATCAAATGCCAGAAGAATATTTAATTGAAAAAGGATTTTATAGAGAACAAAAAGCTGAAGGTGGCGAAATGCTACCTGATGAACAAATGGAACAAAATTTTGTAGACTTTGTGATGAGTGAAGCTTTATCACCCGAAGAAAAGTCTATGTTAGAAGAACAACTAGAAGCTAACCCTGAGTTAAGCATTATGTTTGACAAAGTGGTTGAAACAGCTTCTGAGTTTACTGGAGCCGGTCCTGTTGAAGGTCCGGGGACAGGCACTTCAGATGATATACCTGCAAGGTTATCAGATGGAGAATTTGTCTTTACTGCCAAAGCAGTTGAGCAGATTGGTGCAGACAACCTCATGCAAATGATGAAAGATGCCGAAGCTGCTCATGATGCTGGTGGTGAAAGAGAAGCTATGCAAGAAGGTGGTATGCCCTCTAATACTGAAAAAGTTGAAGTCGAATATACTATTAATCGTCCTGCCGATGCTGCTGTATCTGGAGTTACTCCGTTACTAGCAGAGCAAGAGCAAGAAGATATGATGGATGAAGAAATCAAAAAAAGTATGTTAGGTCTTACCCCTTATGTGCGTAGTTAAAGATTAACCGAAAGGCGACCTTTGCAAGACAAGCCCTGCCCGTACAGCAGCTACCTTGTAAGAATGCTTAGCACTGAATAGGAGAAAATGATGGCTAAAGAAGATAAGGCTAATCCTTATAATATGAATAAGAGTTGGCACAACGTAGAAGAAAAAGAATTTGTTTCTGCAGAACAGTTATATTTTCCAGACCCTAATTCTGAGACTGAAGAAGTTGAAGAAGAAGTTATGGAAGAAGAACAAGTTGAAGCAAAAACAGAGGAAAATAAACCCTACAAGCGACCCAACTATAAAAAACGTTATGACGATTTAAAACGACATTATGATAGTAAGCTTAGTGAGTTTAAACAGAGAGAGCAAGAGTTAGTAACTCAAGCTCAAGAAGGACAACCAAAATATAGTCCGCCTAAATCTGAAGAAGAACTAGCAGAGTTTAAGAAAAAATATCCTGATGTTTACGATGTAGTAGAAACTGTTGCTAATATGCAAAGCGAAAGCAAAGCAAAAGGACTTGAAGAAAAAATTAAATTACTTCAAGAACGTGAGCAAGAGTTAGTAAGATTAGATGCTGAGAAGGAACTCAAATCAAGACATCCTGATTTTGATGATATCAGAAACAGTGATGACTTTCATGATTGGGCTAAGTCTCAACCTGAGTCAATACAAAACTGGATTTATAAAAATACAGGAGACCCAGAAGCAGCTAGTCGAGCATTAGATTTATTTAAATCTGATTTAGGAATTAGCAAAAATAAAAAGCCATCGGCAGGTTCCAAACCTAAAGTTTCGGCAGCCGACATAGTAACTGCAAAGACTACTAATGTTGAACCGAAACAAGCTAAAGTTTGGAGCGAAAAGGAGATTCTAGGTTTATCTCCAGCTGAGTTTGATAGACTTGAAAAAGAAATCGACAAAGCTTGGGATGAAGGTAGAATCAGTAGATAAATTAATTTTAACCCAAGAGGAGTAAAAAATGGCACAGTATTTTGAACCAAGTCCAGATACAAACGCAAACTTTGGTAACTCCGTAGCCGGTCAAACTAATAGTTTCTTCCTGCCTTCTATATACTCTGCAAAAGTTTTAAACTTTTTCAGAAAGGCATCAGTGGTAGAAGCTATTACAAATACTGACTACTCCGGAGAAATCAATGCATATGGTGATTCCGTAAAAATCATCAAAGAACCAGTAATCTCTGTCTCTGATTATACTAGAGGTAGTGACACTACTGCGACAAAATTAACAGACCAAGAACTAACTTTGGTTGTTGATTCAGCAAAAGCTTTTAAATTCATCGTTGATGATATAGAAGCAAACATGTCACATGTAAACTTTAAAGAAGTGGCAACATCTTCAGCAGCTTATGCTCTAAGAGACTCTTTCGATGCAGCAGTTATTGAAAGTATGTTCTCAGGATGTTCTGCTTCTACACCTAACCATATATTAGGTGCAGACCATGCTGACAAATTAGGTGCTGGAGTCTTTGACGGAACAGGTGGTGTAGACTTAGGTCTATCTGGTGAAACAGACCCACTAGACCTTATGGCTAGAATGGCAAGACTACTTGACGAGCAAAATGTACCTGAAGAAGGTAGATGGTTCGTTGCAGGTCCTGATTTCTACGAGCAGCTAGGTCAGTCTGGTTCTAAGTTACTTTCAGTAGACTTTAACGCAGGTCAAGGCTCAATCAGAAATGGTTTAGTCTCTAGCGGTAAACTAAGAGGATTCTCAATGTACAAATCAAATAACATTGCAGACACTTCTAATGCTACTGGTAAAGTCCTTGCTGGACACATGTCTTCAACTGCAACAGCTCAAACAATCATCTCAACTGAGGTCTTAAGAGACCCAAGTTCATTTGGTGATATCGTTAGAGGATTGCACGTTTATGGAGCAAAAGTATTGAGAGATGAAGCATTAGTTTCAGCTTTCTATCACATTGACTAATAGTTGATATTCGGGAGGCTCTTCGGAGCCTTCCATTTTTATATGAAAAAAAAACAGTAACTAAAAAGTTATTGTAAAAAATAATTAATAATTAAAAGGAGAATAAAATGATTAAAGTACCGGGTGACGTTAAAATAGGAAAACCTAAAACTGTTTCAAACAAAGGAACAAGGAAAAGAACAAAAATTGGACTAGTAGGTAATAGAAAACCAATAGTGCCAATAAAAAAAGATGCTATGGGTAGAAGTGGTCTTAAAAAAGGCGGAAGAGCTATTTATAATAAAGGTGGTTATGCTTCTGTTCAAGACATGGAAAAAGCTTGTATGAGTAAAACTGGCTATAATACCATGAAAATAAAAGGCGAAAAGTAATGAAAGGTGTAAAGCATTATAAAAGAGATGGTACTGAGTTTAAAGGTAACACTCATAAAATGCCTAATGGACAATTACACTCAGGTAAAACACATGGTAAAACAAGTGTTAGACTTTTTCATTTTAAAGACTTAAGTAAAGCAGCAAAATTAAAAACTAAAAATAAAAAATAATGGCAACAACATATTTAGATATTACTAATGAAGTCTTAAGAGAACTTAATGAAGTTCCTTTAACTTCCTCAACTTTTGGTAGTGCAAAAGGTTTACAAGCTTTTGTTAAAGATACAGTCAATAAAGCAATCTTTGATATTGCTAACGAAGAACCTCAACTACCTTTTTTTGCTGCTGGACTCAGTGGAACTTCAGACCCATTTTATGGGAATGTTACAGTAGCAACCACAGCTGGAACTAGATGGTATGTTTTAAAATCCGGTAGTTCTAGTATTACTACAGACTATGCTTCAATAGATTGGGATGATTTTTATCTGACAACTATTGGAGTAAGCGGTGAATCAGCTCCGTATGTCTCACAAGGTTTAAAGTTTTTAAACAATGCAGATTGGAAAAGATATTATAGAGATAGTGAAAATGCTGATGATGCAGACACACAAGGTTATGGAGAACCTAGACACGTTATTAAATCTCCAGACAATAGAAAATTTGGACTAAGTCCTATACCTGATAAAGTTTATAATGTGCATTTTTATGCTTACGTTAAACCAACAGCTTTATCAGCACATGGCGACACAGTAGTCCTCCCAGAACAATATACAAATGTTATTACCTCTAGGGTTAGATATTATGTATGGCAGTTTAAAGAGTCACCTCAACAAGCTGCTTTTGCTTTAGATGATTATAAGAAAGCAATGAAACGTATGAAGTCTAATTTAATTAACCCAACACCTAGGGCAATGACAGACGACAGAACATATTTTTAATTCATGGCACGTTCTCAACCTTATACAGTTGCATGTGATGGTGGTCTTGTAACCTCATCAAACTCTATTGATTTATTAAAAACCCCCGGGGTAGCAACAAGATTACAAAACTTTGAAGTCTCTATTGAAGGTGGCTATCGTAGAATTAATGGCTATACAAAATATAAAGTTGGTGATGTTACACCTGCTTACCCTGCAGGAAGCCCTGCTACTATCTTAGGAGTCTTTCCTTATGCTGATGGAGTAATAGCTTGTGTTAGTGATGATATATATTTTAGTAATGACGGAGCTACTTGGTTACAAATAAACCGAAGCTCAGTATCAGGTAGTGGTGATAACTATACAGCCTTTACAGGTCGTAGTGTTTTAAATAGAACTAATCAAGGTCAATGTGCTTTTGCTTTAGCTGAAGGTGCTACTTTTGATTATGGTGAACTATTTATAGCTGATGGAGCTAATAAAATTTATAGCTTTCGTATGGAAGGCACAGGTAATTTAAACACTAGAACATTCTTTGCTGCTGAGATTAATGTTACAAATAATAAAGCAGTTAAATTTATTACCGTACATGATAGTAGATTAGTAGCAGCAGGAGTTGCTGATAATTTAAACACAGTATTCTTTTCTGCTTTAAATGATTTTGATAACTTTGCAGCTGGGGGTAGTAATACTTTAGCTGACCAAATAGTAGGTATTAAAGGTTTCCGTGAAGATTTAATTTTATTTTGTGAAAACAGTATTCACAAACACATTAACATAGGTTTAGGTTTAAATGCTGGAGAAAGAGTAGACCCGATTACAGATAACGTAGGTTGCTTAAGTGGTTACAGTATTCAAGAAATTGGCGGTGATTTAATATTTTTAGCACCAGACGGTATTAGAACTGTAGCTGGTACAGCAAGAATTGGTGACGTTGAGTTAGGTACTATCTCAAAACAAATACAACCTATACTTAGTGAATTAGCTAGAAATGTTGATGAATATACTATTACTAGTTTAGTTATCAGAGAAAAGTCACAATATCGTTTGTATTATTCTAATCCTTTATCAGTTAATTCAGCTCAAGAAGGCATTATAGGCACACTAAGACCAAACGGTTTTCAATGGTCTGAGACTAAAGGTTTAGAAGTAACTGACGTTAATTCAAACTTTGACCAAAATGGTGTTGAAGTTTACTATCATGGTGATACTAATGGCTATGTTTATACACATGATGTTGGTCATAGTTTTGATGGTACTAACATAAATGCTATATATGAAACACCAGATTATGATTATGGTGACTTTGGTACTCTAAAAACTTTGCATTATATTAAAATGTCCATTACTCCAGAAGGTAATGTGCAGCCAACACTAACAGTTAAGTTTGATTTTGGTAATCTTGATATACCACAACCAGATAGTATTTTATTAGACTCAGTACCAGCACCATCAACATTTAGTAATGCGGTATTTGGCTCAGCAATATTTGGAGCAGCAGAGCAACCACTAGTTAGAGAATCACTAGTAGGTAGTGGACACAGTAACAATTTTAGATTCTCAAGTAATGATTCAAACGCACCTTATATTGTGAATGGATTTTATGTAGATTACATACCTTCAGGCAGGAGATAAAACATGGCAGGATATATCCGACAAAGTACATTTAGTGATGGCGATACCATTACCGCAGCATTATTCAATAATGAATATGACCAGTTATTAACAGTATTTAGTAATACTTCAGGACACAAACACGATGGTACAGCTGCTGAAGGTCCAGTCATAGGTTTAATAGGTGATGCCGGAGTAGTAACACCTCTTAACAAAGTCTTAATAGATACCACTAATGACCATATAGAATTTTGGATAGATGTCTCAGGGACATCAACTCAACAACTTTACATAGCCGATGGAGCTATTTTACCAGTTACAGACAACGACATTGACCTCGGCTCAAGCTCTTTAGAGTTTAAAGATTTATACCTAGATGGCACAGCTAACATAGATAGCTTAGTAGCTGACACTGCAGATATTAATGGTGGCACACTAGATAATGTAACTATTGGTGCAACCACAGCAGCAGCCGGTACTTTTACGACAGTAACTACGACAAGCAACGTTGTTGTCGGTGGTAACCTAACTGTCTCTGGCACAACAACTACAGTCAACAGTAACGAAGTTAATATCGGTGATAACATCATTGTCCTTAATTCAGATGAGACAGGAACACCATCACAGAACGGTGGTATCGAAGTAGAACGAGGCACAAGCACTAACAAGACTTTAATATGGAATGAAACCACAGACAAATGGACAGTAGGTTCAGAAACTTTTGTAGCTGGTACAGTTGAAGCAGCTCTAACAGGAAACGTGACTGGTAATGTAACTGGTAATGTGACTGGTAATGTGACTGGTAATGTAACTGGCGATGTCACAGGAGATTTGACAGGAAACGTCACAGGTAATGTCACAGGAAACGTCACAGGAGATTTAACAGGCGATGTAACAGGTAATGTTACAGGTAATCTAACAGGCTCTGTTCTAACTGCAGCCCAAACAAATATCACAAGTCTTGGTACTTTATCAAGCTTAGCAGTCTCTGGTGCAATCACAGCTTCAAGCACTATTGCAAGTAACAATATAACCATAACAGACGATGTGCCAAAAATTACTTTTACTGATAGTGACACTAGTACTTCTGCAAGTATTTCTTCAAACAGTAGTCATTTAACATATACCACAGCAGCAGCAAGTAGAGACCATATATTCAAACAAGACACAACAGAACGTATGCGACTAACTGATGTGGGTCTTGGTATTGGAACTACTACACCAAGTCAAATACTGCATTTAACACACGCAACAAACAGTAAGGCAAGATTTGTTAGCACTGATGGTAATAATAGAAGTATGTTGGTGGGAGTTAATTCATCTGATGGTGGTGAAGTTAGAGTTGCAACATCTCATGGTTTAAAGTTTTACACAAATGATGTTGAAAGAATGTCAATAGCTTCTGGTGGTGATGTTACTATAGCAAATAATTTAACAGTCACCGGTAATGCAACTATCAACGGTAATTTAACCTTTGGTAACGCAGCAACCGACACAGTTTCTTTCGGAGCTGATATAGATTCAAACATTATTCCAGACGATGACAATACTTATGACCTCGGCAGTTCTTCACAGGAATGGAAAGACTTATACATAGATGGTGTGATATATGCCGACCAAATAGACCTAGGCGACAACGAAAAGATTAGACTAGGTGCTAGTCAAGATTTACAAATCTACCACGACAGTTCAACAAATCAGTCTATTATTTCTGAAACTGGTGCAGGTTCTTTTATTATAAAAGGCACAAATTTATTTCTTCAGTCTGCCGATGGTGGTTATTTGTTTAGAGGTAATCAAGGTGGAGCAGCCACCATGTATTACGACAACGCAGCTAAACTAGCCACAACCTCAACAGGTATAGATGTTACTGGCGTTATAACTACAGATGGTTTAACAACATCAGCAAATATTAACTTTGGCGATAGTGATAAAGCTGTTTTTGGTGCTGGTTCTGACCTACAAATCTACCACGATGGTAGTAATAGCTTCATAAATGAAACAGGCACAGGTATTTTATATATACAAGGTGCAGGTACTATAAGGTTAAGAGGAGCTACCACCGAAGAAAATTTAATAGAAGCAGTAGAAAACGGTGCTGTATCTCTTTATCACAATAATTCGGTTAAGGTCGCCACAACCTCAACAGGGATAGATGTTACTGGTGGTGCAGATGCAATTGCAAAAGTAACTGGTACAACTACAGCAGCACGATTAGACCTTACAAC